GTTTTCTGGTGGCAAAGAAAAATCTTCTCCATTAAAGATCCATCCAGAAACAACAACATCTTTTTGATCTTCTTCAAGTTTTATGACTTTTGGATCAGAGGACAAAGCTGCTACCCATTGAGCTAAATTATTTTTGTTCATTGGTATTACCGCAGCAACTTCATCGTCTACAATAAAAGCAAAATATTCATAGTCTTCTTTTTTTGGGGCGGCCATTATATTCTCCTATTTTAGATAACAATTATACCACAACATTCGCAGTTTGGACCATTACAGAAAGTGTTCGTTGAACAGTCAGCATACGTTGTTGTGTAACTTAAGCATGGCCCGCAACCGCAGCAACTTCCATTAATAACTGTTCCTGGAGTACATGTAGCCGGTGGAGTAGTTGTTGTGCCACCAGACGGTGGAGTAGTTGTTGTGCCACCACTGCTAGATCCTCCACCTATCGTCAAAGCATATTGAGTTCCATTTATAACTATGTACGGGGCTCCTGATACTAGTCTAAATTCAAATCTATCGGTTTCAGAATACTGATAGTTAATACCATCTGGTCGAATAGTAAGAGCAAAGTCAGGGCCACTACCTGTTCTAGCCCACCTTGCGTAATAAGCATTATACGTTCCAACTGCGACATATCCTGGAGACACTCCGGCATCAACAAAAATTCCACCTGTTGGACCACCAGTTGCTATTGATGCTGGTCCCGCGCCAGGACCTACAGTCATTGAGCCGTTATAACCTGCTCCAGATGTAAGATTGTCGCCAATAATATCCCAACCAGCTATCTTGCCAGAAGTAGCTTGAATGGATCCTTTTACGCTAAAAGACTCACTTCCATCCCAGTAAATAAAATTGTCTACATTGCCAACTCTAAATTCTGATGTAGAAATTGTATTGCCGGCAGTGTCACTCTTCCAACGGTTATTGGCATCAATGTATACTGAACCTGCTTTTAATGTTCCTCTAATTGAAGCTGTTGAGAACTCTGCTCTTCCGTCACCGCTAATTACCCAGCCAGTTGTTCCAGAAGTCCAAACTCCAGTATTGTTATTATAGGCGCCGTTATAGTTAGATGATCTTATGATTGCCATATTTGCTGGAGCCACGATGTTTGACTGAGCACCTTGTTGTTTCAAAATTATTTCATGTGCACCAATTGTTCCAGCTGTAATTTTTGCAGCTGTTAAATTAATAATATGAGAACCTTGAATCATGTCTGTAGCTGTCGAAGCTTTAAGGCCAGAACTTGGAGTCCAACCACTTTCATTACCGGAAGTGTCAATGGTCTTTACTCGCCCATAATAAATAACATCAGTTTGTGCTGTATCGGGATTAGCTGCGTTGCTATTGTCTGGAACGTCTACTGCAAAAACAGATGATGTTACCGTTCCTGAAGAAATAAGTGTTGTGCCAAGTGCATCTGAATAAAGTTCATATTTATAACCATTAACATCTAGCTCTACCGTTGGCTCAAATTGGAACATAACAGATTTATAATTTCCATAAATATAAAATGTATTTATATCTATTGCACCTGGAATAGTTTGATCTCTTGGAGTATGGATTCTAATTGATTCATATGGATCATCTATCGCGGATATTTCAGTATTTTTAACCCTTAGCGCTACAAGATAATCTTGATCAGGTTTTAAGCCTGTTATTGTTTTAACTATTTTTGCCATTATTTCACACTACCCGTTGTTTTAAAAGATATGCTTGGGTTAATTTCTTCTTGATCGATCTCTAGCAAATAGTTTTTAGAAAAAGAATAATTTTCTATTTTTATGTTATTGCCTGTAGAGCTTGTGTTCTTGTTTGATTTTACTTCAATTTCAAAAGTAAATTCTCCATATATTTCATCATAAGTTGAAAACATGTTTAGATCTTCAACACTAAACGTATATATTAATTGGTTTTCCTGGGTTGTTGATGCGTACAAATCTAATTCTATATTTCCTTTTACAATACTTTGACCAGCACCATTGGCTGAAGTCTTAACTATTTTTAAAGTTGCTATTCCAGAACTTGGACTTTTTTCTGCGTATATTTTTAAGTTTGGACCTGAAAAACTTCCCATTAGTTTTGAACCAGGAGTTGAACTTTTTTTATTACTCCAAATTCCAGTATCACCTAAATAGCTTATATTTGCAATTCTTGCGTTTAAAGAATCTCCAGTGACTACGGTTGAATAAAAGTTTATACTGTTAGATGATCCTTGAGTTTCACTTCCTATAAAATTTGCTCCACCTGGGTTAGTGGTTGCAACATAGCTGTTACCCGACAATGACAAATATTGTATATCATCTTTGTGGTAATAGATATAGTAATTACCTAATGGCTTTTCGCTTGCATTAACAGCTGTAACTGATTTGAACCATAGATTATTCTTATAGCTAGGTAATAGTGGCGTACCGACCAATAAGCTTTGAGTAACTGTATACGCAGTATCCGTTTCATAAACCACCACGTAGGAGTCTGAATCAGCTTTATTTTTGATAAGACCATCTTCAAAATAATAATATCTATTCAAGTCTAGATCATTAAGATTAACCTGTAGCCAATCTCCAACTTTTAAATGTTCATTTAAGTGTGGAAATATTATCTTTCTTCTTACAGGGGGAGTTATTGTTGCTGAAGATTTTGTATAAGTAAACCAAGTCATATTTATACCTCATTATACAATATTTCAAACTCATATGAGTTTAATTTATCATCTTCTATTTCTACTTCGAATGTGGCATCAAAAATTACACCGCCACCAGTTAAAATGCTTTGAGTTAAATTGGTTAAAGTTAAATTGCTATAAGGGCTAGTCAAAGCTGAATTATAATAATCATCTCTAGCAGATGAATAATCTATAGCAGATGCGCTGATTGGCATCGATCCATCAACACCAGAGTGTGAGTGATTAGACACCACTATGCCACCAATCTTTACCCCTTCTGCTACATCAATATCTCCAGTGATTATCCCACCATCTCTTCTTAGATATTGCGGATGAGCGTCCCCGTCCAAATCATCAAGGTCACCATGAGACGATCTTAGGTCCATTCTTTTTTCAGAATCAATAGGAATGTCAAAGAATATTTGTTTATATTTTTCTAATTCTTCTGTTTCTACGGTAATAAGAACCTTTATTCTTTGTGCGGCCAAAGATTCTAACTGGGTTATGTAGTTTACATACCTTCTCTTAAGTCTTATCATTTGGGAAAGAGCATCTAGCTTTTTGCTCATTTGTGCTCTTCTTTCGACATAGTCAGAAGTAACAGAGCCTAAGTTTCCTGTTATAGAATTTCTTGCTACAATTATTTCGCCAAGTAAAGTTGGACACTCATTTGCTATAGCTGTTGTTGTGAAGTCTAACATTAATGGTTCTACAACCTTTGACTTAAAGCTAAGAGCTGGCAATAAGTAGTTAGAGTAAAACACGCCACAGGTATCTACTGTATCTCTTTTTAGGCCATTAGATAAAGATTGTATTTCTGATATATACGAGTTTATTTTGATCGAAAAAAAAGCTTGGAATTGGGCTGCTTGTTTTTTAGAGATTTGATCCAGTTCGGATTGGGGAATTGATGTGGGCGGGTCTGTGATTTCCTTGGCAAGCTGTTTCGTATAGTGGAGTGCTGTTTTTGCCCAATCGGATAAGTGCCTTGCAATTTCGCCTTCTGTTTCATCCCTATATTCCTCCCCAAATTGATGTGTAACTATATTCTTAATTGTTAATATTTCGTTTCTTAAATATGACAATACTTTTTTAGTTTCCGCCAAATGACCAAAAGATGTGTAATTTATTGTTAGATCATATTGCTTAATTAGTTCTCTACATGATCTACAGAGGTGCTTAGATGCATATTGATATTCTGTATATGGAATAAAATTTGGAAAAGAGAGTAGGCTGGCTTTTTCGTTATGCTTTAGAGCATCTTGCCACACGGCCTTATGTGAATTCTCTAAGTCAATATTGCAATAGGCATTGATATTTACTTGGTCTAGGTTTGATTCTATTTCTTTTAACAACTGGGTAATCACAGACTCACAGTAATAAACATTATTTCTTACTTCTGTAATTGCCGGATGAGACAAGGTTGTTATATACCTTGTGTCTGGACTATTATTCCCATACATGCTATTTATAGAATTTCTAGTTCCAAGCGAAAGAAGACTTGATGACTCGTTTGCTGTATCAGAAAATACATCCTCTACAGGATTACTTTGCCCTAAGCCATATTGTGCCATTAGAATGTCTTTCTTTTAATCTTTGAATTAGATCTGCCACCAAAAGATTTTTTATAACCAAATTTTGATGGCATAAGTTTGTCTGCTCTTCCAGTTAAACCAGTTCCTATTTTATCATCTTTATCGTCATCATTATCATTTACTGGCTTTGGCATAAAAAATGTGTTAGAAAATGATTCTGTTCTTGAAGCAAAACGAGCTTTGTGTAGGTCACTATAGTTTTCCGTAATAGCCAAAAGTGCCAGTATTAAAGCATCGTGTGCGTGATCCACTGCTGAGCCGCCGGCCTCAAACACAGGTCTTCCAGTTTGGGTAGTTCTTACAACAACGTAGGAAATCAATTGCATGTATATTTCTGCGTCTCTTTCAGAAATAGCTAAAACTTCTTTTTCTAGATATTGTCTAAGATTATCGACCATGTACGGTTTGATTTCTTTTTTAACATTTTGTTTTGTATATGGGTCTTTAACATCTATAGTTTCACTAAAGCTGACGCCTTTAACTCTTTCCTTCAAGCCACTCATAGGATTTTCCACACCGTACTTATGCAGAAGTTCGACTTGGACTTCTCCATAGCCTCTGTCAACGTAAATATGTTTTGGTTTAAAGATGTTATTAAGTTCAACTATTCTAGATACAGCTTTAGTCAAAGTATATTCTGATCTAGGTATTTCTTCTCTATAGCAAATTTTTACCTTGTTTCTGAATCTCTCTTCTTCATAAGAATCAGAACATGCTTCTAAAACAACTATATTAGTTCCGGCTCCATACTTATCCCAGTCAACACCTATTGTGTGAAAGCTTCTTGCTGAAGTAAGTTCAGGGTGATAGTCCCAACCTGGTTCCATAAATGCTTTGTCAACATATTTTCTAGGATAGACACCTTCTGCGTCTTCGCCCCAGTCAGCTTCAATTTCGTGCCTATATCCAATTTCTGAATATTGTTCTCTAAATTCATCTTCTTGATCTTTAGAAAAATATGGGTTGCAATACGATGGAAACCAAAATTCTTTAAATCTTTCGCTTCTGCACCATTCCCAGAATCTTTCTCTTCTACCAGTTGGAGTAGAAGCACCAATCAAAACTTTATCTGGTTGATCTTCTGCTGTTTTCTGAAGCATTGCATAAAGTGCGTCGAGATCGTCTGCGTGCATGTAATCCATTTCGTCTAGCACGATCATGTGTGCTTCCTGACCACGAGCTACGTCTGACTTGCCTCCTGAGCGCATACCTGACGTAAAGAATCTAATAGTTGAACCATTAGTAAATTGAATCATAAATTGAGGGCTTGTTACTTTTCTTGTTATTGAGTTTGTAACAATTTCATTCTTAGAAGCAAGTCTTAAAATTTCTTGATAGATTAATTCGACGTGTGATTTCATTGGCGCAATAACAAGACATCTTCCGTCCTTGTGCGTATAGCTATAGTGGATAAGTGCAATAGCCATACTAAAAGTTTTACCAAGACGACGACCAGCTCTAAGAACTTTTCTTACTGATGGGTCACGAAGAATTAGAGTTTGATAGACTCTAGTTTCTGCTTCAAGAAATTGTTTAGCCCAAACACATGGATCTTTAGCTATATGTATTTGCCTTTGTTGTTCAGCTGAAATTCCTAAATCCATTAATTCAAGATCTAATTCAAATGGCTCATCAACCAAAAGTGCTAATTCTCTATTTGTTAATGGTCTTTCCATAATTGGTTCACCGCTAGCCCAATTAAGATGATTTAATTTATTTTTAAATACCCATTCAATTCTATTTATTTGTTTGAATGTTTCAACATCTTGGTCTTTAATAATTTCAATTAAATCTTCTCTAGAAAGTTTTTCTAATGACTTTCTAAATGCTATCGTTTTACTTTGCAAGGAGTTCATAGGTTATCCAAAATGGGCTGCCATCATACTAGCTTCTGATCCAAGTAAGCTTCGTGCATTAAGTCTTGAATTTTGAATTGCCATAACACCTCTAGCTCTTGAAGTTGCTGCTACTTCGTTGTCTTTAAATCCTGTACCAAACATTGGTTTATTAATAGTTCCTTGCATTGACTTCATGGCATCTTTAGCAAAGTTTATTCCACCAACTGCCATTTTACCAATACCCTTACCTATATCATACATCAATTGGCCAGTCGATAACACGTTAAGTGGACCTAATGCTGCACCACCAAGTCTTACTGCGCCCATTGCTCCCATTTTTGCTGCAACTACTCTACTTCCACCAGATCTAGCGTACTGAGCTGCCATTCCCATCATCTTAGCGCCACCTTGGCCCCTATTAATAAAGTTTCCAGCGTATTTTCCTGCTGTACCAAAATCATCCATAAATTGAGCAACTCCAGCTCTTCCGCCCAATCTTCCTGCAACTCTTTTTGCAATAACTCTTTGCCCTTTGGTCATATCGCCGGCATTTAGCACTCCGAGATAAGCAGTTGTTATTCTGTTACTCAAAGATCCTCTAGTCATAGTGGAGGCAACTGCAGCAGATGGATTTGCAGCTACTGCTGCTGCATTAGTTACAGCTGCAGCATTACCGGCTGTAACTGCGCCTCTTCCAGCTGCTCTTACGCTTAATCTTAAAGCGTCATCTGTTATCATTCCAGGTGGGGCCAAGCTTGCCATTGCTCTTACATTTGCTCTTGCAGATGTGGCCGCAGCGTTGACTGCTCGTCCATTGACTATTGTATTCATTGCTGGGTTTGCAGCGCTTTGAACTTGGCCTATATTACTTACTATATTAGCTCTTTGGGCTTGAGCTCTAGTGAATCTTTTTAATTCTCTACCCCTTAAGGCGCTAGCTCCTCCTCTAGCTTCACCAACAGCAATTGTTTTTTCTATTCCAGAAAGTTTGTTAAGAGTATCTATTCTACCTAGTAAACAACCACTAAAT